GTTTTTTAACAGAAAGCGGATAGGTGCTACCCCACTCTGACATCTCGCGGAAAACCTTTTCAAACTCGGGTTTGTTTTTGTTTTTGTCTAATGCACGATAAAGCGATACAAGCCACTTATCGCCCGCAACTTCATCGAGTTGTTTCGTTTCATCGAGAATTTCGAATAATTTTTTCATTTTACTTAGATCCGACTGGGTCTTCATAACGTTTCTTCATCGACTCGGATATCCTTCGTCTCGTTTCTTCGGATTGTTTCTTACCCTTCATCGATTCGGATATCCTTCGTCTCGTTTCTTCGGATTGTTTCTTACCCTTATTCGATTCGGATATCCTTTGTTTCGTTTCTTCGGTACGTGGTCCACGTTTCTTACCCTTCATCGATTCGGATATCCTTCGTCTCGTTTCTTCGGATTTTTTCTTACCCTTCTTCGATTCGGACATTCTTCGTTTCGATTCTTCGGTGTGCTTAACACCGAGGCGCGGCGGATAACACGTTACGCCCTTCATCATCTTATACGCCGATCGGTCTCCTTCATGGCCGTTGATTTTCCACAACAAGAAATGCGCAGCTATATGCTCTCGAAGAGTTAAGTACGTGAAGTTGGACTCGTCATCAGACCCTCCTTGGTGCCTCGGGATGATGTGGTGTCGCTCAAGGCCGGATCCTGTGGGTTCCCATTGTTCCTTGAGACCTCGTTTTGAGTTTACGAGGTTATCGTAGATTTGCGTATATATAGATTTGCTGTTTATGGTTCCTAATAGTTGAGGTTGTAATGGATCGACGATCGATCTGATCTCTCAGTGTTAAACTCAGATAAGAGGGGATCGGACCCTCAAATCTGAGTTTGAAACAATTGTTGTTAGGTTGTTGTGTTCGACGTCCAGTACTGATACGTAATATCAACCGTGAATTCTTCAACCGCATCGTTAGTCTCATATCCGAGTTCGATTGGCGAAAGCGTGGTCGGATAAGCATCGATGAAGTCGTATGTCTTGGTACCCTGCTCGTCACCATCGCGGTCGAGTTGGGTTACCGACATTGTCGACATATAACCAAGCGGGTCACCGATGGTCGAATATGCCGATGTGTTATCTTCATGTGCGTTAACCAAGTTCATCCACGACTCGAACGCGTTGCGAACAACCATATCAACGTCGTTGATAACGGTGATCGTCCACGGTTCGAAGACCCGGTCACCCGCCACCTGAAACTGTCGACCGCGGTACGGGACAGGAATTGGAGCGATTGTACTACCGGGTAAACTTGCCGCCTTAATCATGAAGGTGGCGAGTTCGGTCGTATTCCGGTTATTGTCTGGAAACGTCACGACGCACTTATAAAGGTTCGGACGAGCCCCACCTTTAAAGTTTGCCTTGAAGTCTGAAATGGATTGTGCCATATTTTGTTCCTTTCTTTAATACTATTTATACTTCGGAATTAGCGTCCAATGAGTTCTTCGAATGCGACTCCAGTCCGTGTTGCAATAAAGTTCAACGAGATGAAGTTAATCGACCGAGCGGGCTTAACATAAATGTCGGCCACAAAACGGTTTCCATCGATGACCTCGGCGGTGTTATTGCTTGTATCACAAACAACCCGGAAGTCGGTAATACCCCGCCTCCCTTGAACATTCCGTAGGTATGGTTCAATTGCATTGCGGAACGTTGCGCGAGTGAACTCATCGTTCAACTCAAACAACTGGTATTTCGCCGCAGTAGCGATCGCCTTCTCAATCGTCGTGAACAGACGCCGGACATTAATCCGATCGAATGCAGACGGTTTAGTCAACGCGGTCTTGTCACCGAAAAGAACAATTCCCTGTCCGGGGAAAGATACGATCGGGTTGATCCGGTTGGAATAGAGATCGTCCCTCGCTGCTTGTTTCGGGTTGAATGCCAACTTAACAACCGAGCGGAGATTGCCGCGGTTATAACCAGCGGGCGAGAACCAAGGCTCAGCGACGTCGTCAGTACCGGCGCAAAGACCGGCCATGTGACCCGATGCGGGAATCCAAACATACCCGTCTCTGTACTTGTTGTACACATAGACAGGTGAGGAATCCAACACCGCATAACTTGTCGAGCGGACTGCATCAAACTTGTCGGTAACTGCCGTAAGTTTATCGTTGTCGGACGTCATGTCCTTCATCGTCAACGGAGCCGAAACAAACGCGACGAGATCTTTACGATCATCGGCGATGTCGAGGATCTTATCATCAACGTTTTTCGTTTCCGATCCAGCAAGACCGTCATCGGCGAAGGACTGAGCGAAGAGCAGATTTACGTCAACTGTTTCGGCATCTTCGAAGAGTTCAAGAGCGGTGATGACACCCGCAGCCCCAGTCTGATCACCATCAGCACCACCGTTGAGTTCGTTACCAGTTGTGCTGTAGGTTTTCACGATGTCTGCAGTTTCATCAGCAGTTAGAACGGTCGGTGAAGTTTCGGGGGTCAACCAGATATACGAAGAGTTGTTATTGACTACTGTTACGTAGTAATTCGACTCGCCGTAAACGTTTGTTGCGTTTTGTGCAACCGATAGACCGGGGTGAACTTCAAGAACGGTTCCAGCAGTTCCAGTGAATTCACCATCACCGTCAACAACCACAACGTGAAGTTCATCGTTGATGTTTGCACGTCCGGTGAATTCCACCGCCCAATCTGTTTCGGACGGTGTGAACGGAAGAGCAGCACGAACCGTGGTATCGACTGTGTTATAGTTACCGCCATCGACAAAAAATACCTCGAGGCCGTTCCCGAGAGCACCCGGATAACGAGCAACAATCGAAGCGCCCGAATCATTCAACTCGTCGGCTTGGGCTTCAAGAGTAACAAGATCGGATACAGTGTAGTTTTCGTCATTAGATAGCCAGGCCGTACCGAATACCGCAGGACCGTAACTATGAGATGATGCCTGGGTCGTATTCGTAACCTGAACATAAACGGGAAGATCGGTATCATATCCGTTACCGCCATCGACGACAGTAAAACCAGAAATGACAGCATACATATTAACGATAACCCCGTCTCCGCCTTCAAGGTCACCCGAACCGCTGACGATGGTCAAATATTCGGAGCCTAGGTTAGAGAATTCGTTATTTGCTGATCCGGCGAGAATCGCACTCTTGACTTCAGTTGTTTTGAAGGAACCCGCCGTTTCGAGTGTAAGGGCGGTGATCGCACCCGAATCAACTGCACTGACTCGATAAACAGGATTGACGACATCGTCTCCTTCAGCGACCTCAATGCGAATGAGGTTATCCACTGCAAAGCCAGAACCGTTAACATGCGGGGTCGGACTATCGTCTAGACCTCCAACAACGGTATTAGATGCAGATCCCGAAAGCGTGATTGTAATTTCCGCAGTTTCGCTCGGAGTACCGGTATATGCAATAACATCAGATGGTGATGGAGAAGGATCCTCCTCAACAAATACCGCAATCGTATCTTCATCGGGTAGGCCGGGTGCTTCAAATGCTGTATCAAAAGCAGTTGCAGGAACAGAGTCGATCTGGGCATCACCGCCAGACCGTGCGTTATACGTTGTTCCGTCGGTCGCCCGGCTTACTTTTAGATTGTTTCCGTATTTAAGAAAACTTGCGGCTGTGAAAAACGATGTTTCAGCGTTTCCGGCGACATCAGGTGCGCCGTAAACTGCCGCTAATTCCTTCTCGGAACCGACAGTAACCAGTTCCCCAACGGGTCCCCAGTTAAAATATCCTGCGTAGCCAGCTACGGAGGTTGAGAGTGTCGGGATGATGTCGGAGAGATCCGTTTCATTCACCTCTACCCCGGGTGATACTAGAAAACCCATAAGTTAATTTTTCCTTTCAGTTGTGTTTAAGTTTTAATTTTTGCATAATAAGGAGGAGTTGCATAATAAGAGAATCACATATTCATTATGTAACTATTTATCAATTAGCACATTTCAAGGGGTTTATTTTCCAAATATCTCATTCCAGTCCTGGGATTCCTCTGCAAGTTCCGCGTATCGAAAAGTGTTGTCGGTCGAAGACGACGCAGGGCGATTGATGATTCCAAAAGGTGGGAGATCTTCCTGGAGTTCCAGAATGCGTTCGTGATAAAGCAACTCCTTGAGATCTTGATCCGTCATTGACCTAAACATATCGGTTGAAGCGAACCAAGAAAACATCACGAGTGTCATTACCATATCGTCGTGTGTTCCAGGTCGTGCTTCAAACGAATTCCCCCGAGGTTCAAAAGAGGAGAGTTCCGAGATCGTTTGGGGATCGTGAATAATAAGTT